TCCATTCCATACTATAGGGTTTATAGTCCATAATCAGAGTGTATATGCGGGTATTATAAAGGTTTTTTCAGATATTGTCAATCTCTTGTTCGCCAATCGGTTTCGTCATCATCACGCTTAAACCAATCGTGTAGATCATCTGGACTATCAAATCCTCTTCTACCAAATCTTTCGTGACCCAGACCACCAATATCCATTGAGTTCAGGAAGTCATCCATCTCATCCATATCAGGATTTTCTGCTCTCCTTCTTGCCTGTCGGAGCATTGTAGCAGCAGAGCGATTTGCCTTTGCAAGTTTCTCTGCCCAGATCATATCTTCTAAACTTACTTCTTTATGAAGTACAATCTTCTCACAGATTGCTTCCAGTCTCAATCTGTACTGCGTAGAGAGCATATGTATTACCAGATGTAGTGTTATTTATTTTTATATTCGTCCATTAACTCTTTTGCGAGTTTCATAGAACGACGCCACATTAAATATTTTACCACAGGATTACGTGGATTGTTTAACAACCACCACTTTTGTTTCTCATAGTTAGACTTTGCTAACTTAAGCACATAATAAAAGGCAGCAGCGATACTATCATCTGTTGCGATAATGTATGCCGCTACTGCAAATACGATAAACCAAGCGTAATATGACATCATCTAGGTCTCATAGTTTTATTATTTAATCAGTTAGAGAAACTGATCCAAACTGGAAACCGATGCGCCTTTTGCGGACTTTTGAATGTAGGTTTTGGCGGACTTGTAATTGTTTGCTAGATGAACCTGCTGTCCGTTGTGAATGATGATAAACTTTTTACCAAATGGCACTGCTGCCCACATTCCATCTTTAGTGACATAACCTTGTGGATCTGATGGTTTTGGATTTAAGATTCCTGGACGATCTACAAAAGGTTTCTGAAAGTTTTCGCTCATCCGAATACAGCGGTCACACCAATAACTTTAGCACTTGGATTACGTGCTAGAGCAGTCCGCCTGGCATCATCATAATCACGTGCCTCAACAATCTCATCAAAGACTTTGCCAGCGACATAGAGTTGGACTTTGCAGCGCATTAGAGTTTCTCCTGATGTGTAGGTAGTATAGCAGAAAAGTCAGCGCCTGACAATGCTGACGGCAACCTCACCTTGCTTGAAGATGATGTCCACCACATTCTGGACTGCCTTCGCAGTGCCCGTAGATGCCTTGTCAAAGACCGGGCAGACCACCAGACCATAGGATTTAGTGTAGGACGACAGGTCGCCTGCCTGAATGGCGCCAGAGCGGATTCCAGCGGCGTCTTGGGGGTGCAGACGCAGCGTCCGACCAACGGTCTGACCGATGCCCACAACGTCCATAGAGCGCAAGAACACGACCGCTTCCAGAGCAGAAATGTTGATGCCTTCTGCCAGAATGCTGTGATGCAGGACCACAAACTTTTTGTCAGGGTCTTTGCCCCAAGCATTCAGAGTGTCAAAAAACACCTCACGATTGACCTTCTGCCCATCAATAAATGCACCGTGCTTGGCAGTAATGTGCAGCACAGAGTAACCTTGCTCGGCAATCTGGTCTGCAAAGTCAGATTCAGACAGCAGAGCAATGATGTGGCGAGTTGCCTTTGCACACACCAGAATCTTATCAACAGGATTGTCCTGAATGATTTGCATCAGATACTCACAGTCCCGTTGATCAATATCCTCACCCTTGACGGACAGACGCATTGGAGCAGTAATCACTTTGGGAGGAATGATATAGCCACCCTGTACCAATTCAGGAGCAGGAACTTTGGCGATGATATTACCGTAGACAGCAACATCATTCATACCAGGTTTGGCAACGGTGGCAGAATACTTGGGAGTTGCAGTAAAGAAGTAGCAACGCTTTGCTTCAGCAGCAAAATGCTCTACAGCAGGAAAGAAGTGACGTTGAACGCTATTGTGTGCCTCATCAAAGTAAATCGTATCCACCTCAATATCTGCCTTTGCAAGTTGCTGCAGAGAATTGTAAGTGGTGAAAATCAGTTTGTGACCTTGAGTTTGCTCATACCAAGTGCGAATCGCATTGGGACGAGTGCTGCTGAAGTGATGAGTCTCACCACTGTGAATGTGCATCACAGAAGCATTAGTGATAAACTCAAGGTATTCAGCAGACAACTGCTCTGCCAGGAGGATGCGCGGCGCCGTCACTACAATAGTCTTGGGGGTGCTAGACTGAAACACACGAATAGCATCAAAAATGCCCACGTTGGTCTTACCACCACCGGTAGGAAACACACAGATACCTTTGAGATGCTGTGCCAGAGCATCCAGAGCAACTTGTTGGTGAGGGCGAAGTTGGTACATCATCTCTCAATTCAATACACATATTATAGCAGCAAAAAAGGGGTCTTGCGACCCCCCTGTGCCAGTTTGTCAAGTGTCTTAAGTATCAAGACTTATGGAATTGTAGCGATACCGCACCAACCAATTCCATTATAAACTTCTAATCTTTTGTTAGTTGTATTATAAATCAAACCACCTTCTACAATTGATAATGAATTTCTCTGCGTTGTTGTGACTTTAGGTGGAATCATAAATTGGAATATACTTCCAAGAGTTGGAACATTATACCCAGCAGCACTAAAATCAGCAAAAGAACTTGGAGTCGTTGTTCCAACTCCAACACCCCGAAAATAACCAACACCACGAGCAGCATCAACACTTACATCGTATGCAAGACTTGGTGCATAAGTGAATACATTTGTTCCAACTCCAATGCCGCCAAGTGAATTGACTATAAATGCAGTAGTGCCGGCATTAACTATAAGAGGATAAGTTGAAGATGCAGATGTTTGAATGCCAATGTTTCCAGTAGTAGTAATCGTTGTAAATCCTACTGAAGAATTTACTTGAATACGATTAAATGTTGAAATGCCTGTTGTTGCATTTACGTTGTTATTTAAAGATCCCGCAAGAGACAGTGTAGTTGTAATAAGATTATTTGCTGTTAAAACTCCACCAACAGTTAAGTTTCCGGAAACTCCAAGATTTCCACCAACAGAAGAATTTCCAGTTACTGTTGACGTTCCAACTACGTGTAGAGTGTTAGATGGAATGGTAATTCCAATTCCAAGAGAACCTCCATAAGTCAAAGTCATTAATGGAGTATTAGCATTTTGCCCATAAATCCAATTAAATGCACCAGTTCCGACACCAGAAGAACCTAGATTCAAGTAATTATTTACATTTCCAAGAGCATAATTGATAATATCTAAAGAAGACTGTGTGCTATATCCTTGACTTACGTTAGTATTTCCAAATCTTAATACCCCATTGGAAGTTTGTAGTGAATTGCTTCTTCCAATAGAAATAAGTGCGGATTGAGTATCACTTGTAACTAGAATTGATGCAGCAGTTGCATTTCTAATTTGCAAATCACCAATTGGATTAGTTGTTCCAATTCCAATACTTGTTTGGGCAACTAGATTTGTGGTTGTTGTAAGTCCTGATACACCAAGAGTAGTGGCAGTTATGATTCCACTTGCATTTAAATTGGCAGCCGTTATATTTCCAACAGTAATACTTGGGGTCCCTGTTAGTGATTGTGCCGTGCTTGCAGTTCCAGTTACATTCCCAACAAATCCGCCGGCGGCAGTTACGATCCCAGAAACGCTGATGCTTTGAGGTAATCTAGGATTGGATAAAGTGCCTGAAGAAATATTTGAAGCATTGATTCCAGAAATATCTGTTCCAAATCCGGCAAAACTATATGCTGTTACAATTCCAGAAACATTAATACTTTGAGGTAATCTAGAATTAGATAAAGTTCCTGAAGAAATGTTGGAGGCATTAATTTGCGTAATATCTGACCCAATTCCAGCAAAACTTGCAGCAGTTACAATTCCAGAAACATTAATGTTTTGAGGTAAACTAGAATTAGATAGAGTTCCTGAAGAAATATTTGAAGCATTAATTTGAGTGATATTCGAACCAATTCCAACAAAACTTGCAGCAGTTATGATTCCCGTATATGTTGCATTTCCATTATTGTTAATTGTGACTGCAACGCCAACCTGCAAAGTTCCTGTTGGATTGGTCGTTGCTACACCAACACTTGCTGTTGTAGAAATAGTGCCTGCAGAAACATACCAACCATTAACAGCGATTGCATAAATGTTTGTTAGTCCTGCAGCATTTCCATAAAAAGTTGTTGCAGTTATAACTCCAGAAGCATTAATATTTGTTGCTGTTAAAAATCCAACGGTGCTGATGCCAGTAACATTCAAGTCACCAATTTTTGCACTCGTTGCAGTAACTAGTCCAGTAACTCTAGTATCACCATAAACATTTAAAAGATAAGATTGTGGAATTGTTGTTCCAATTCCAACCAAGCCATTCGCATTTACAACGAAATTATCTTCGTCAACCTGAACTCCATTTCTAAAATTAAATGACTTCTTATAATTTGCCATTTTAGATTTTTAACTATTTATGGTTGGCTAGTAATATAATAAAGTTTTGGAATATAAGTATCAATGACAGATTGAATTTCAAAAACTTCACCTTTTTTAATTCTTAAATACTTACCAAAATTAAGGTTGGTGAAATTTTCTTGAGTAGGACTTTTATAGGTGATTGTGTTTAATTCTGATTTATATATTGGATTTGCAAGATAAAGATCTTTGTTTTTATCAACTACTTCTATCGTTTCTCCTGCTGATATTTTTATTTGCTCACCATTTAAAGTTTTTGCAGAACTTGGACACTCCCACTCCACTCCTTCAGATTCATTTGTGGTAAACAAACTATTAAAATGTAATGAATAGCACCATTTTGAATTATCTTCTAAGGCAGTTATTAAAACTGCCTTTTGTGGTCTTCTATTAAAAGAGTCTCCAGCATAAACAGTATCGATTACATCCGTTCCTATTTCTTGAAATGTAAAGCTTCCTTCGGTTGCAAAAGTGCATCCATAATCTTCTATTTGATTATCTTCTCCCAATTCAAGACTAGTTTTTGATAAGTCGCAGGTGATGAATATTTCACCTTTATTCATAGTCCAATAACTTAACAGCAGTTTATTTTTGCTATCTCTAAAATTTTTAAATTCTACTGGTTGCATTACCCAACACCTCCTAATCTAGATCCAGTTACCAACCAAGTTGCAAAACCACTATTAACTATATAGTTGCCTGCCGTCCCTCCGCCACCAGAAGAACTTCCACCATTTTGCCCTAGATTTCCTCCACTTGCACCAGCAGATCCTGAGGCGCTTGCAGCCCCATTTTGAGAATATCCACCGCCGCCACCGTCACCGCCGGCAGTTAAATTTCCTGCAGTACCACTATTTGCACCAGATCCACCAGATCCGGCAACAGATCCGGCGCCGCCGCCACCTCCACCACCATCGGCGCAGGCAGTATCACACCTTTGCGAACAACAACCAACTTGCCGACATTGAGTAAAGCAACCACCGCTTCCTGCGCCGCCGCCCCCTCCGCCGCCGCCAATTGTTCCGTTATTTGTGATATAAGTTGTAACATTTAAAGTTAATGCTGGACCACCATTACTACCGCCGCCGCCGTTTGCATTTCCACCATTACCGCCAGCACCTACAATGTAATTATTATTTGTCAAATAGAGTGAAGAACCTGTAGGAAAAGTGCCAGTATCAAAAGCAGTTGTCGAAGTATCCGATGCACCTATTGTACCATTTACAGTTAAGTAATACTTTACGGGTAAATTATTGCTGTAAACAGTTGCAGCCGATTTATAACCACCCACAATAGAGGCATTTGTAAAATCATTGCGAGCATTATAATTTGTAGATTCACCTATAGTTCTTGTAGCATTAATTATTTTACTATAAAAATCTGAAAACTTTATCTGACCGCTGTTTGGAATACCAGCGTCTAAACCATAATATCTTGATATTGACCTTGTACCGGCAATACCAAATTCATTTGTTATATCGGTAAAACTAATTGCACCAGATGATGGAGTGGGCATTTTACTTATTGATTGTTTGTTTTAGTTCATCAATTTCAGTTTTTAAATCTTTAATTGCTTCAATTAAAAGTGGGACAAGTTTTTCATAACGAACGGCGAGGTATCCATTCTCTCTTGTTGTTACTGCCTCCGGTAAAACTTCAAGAATTTCTTGTGCAACAACACCAACATCATTACCCTCTTTTTCTGATTTTTCATTCCAATCAAATGTATTACCACTGATTGAAATAACCTTATTCAAAGCATCTGGGATTGGAGTGATATTATCTTTTAACCTTTGGTCCGAAGTATAGAATGCCGTGATATCTTGAGTGACTCTTAATTCACCATTAACAGTTGTAATATCGGTGATTGCATCTCCAAGAGTTGTGTTTCCATTAACGTTTAATGTTCCAGCAACTGTTACATTTGCTCCCGAAAGACTGATAGCGGTTGATCCATCAGATGCTTGAATATCATTACCATTGACTCTAATATCGCCAGCAAATGTGGTCAGGGTATTTGATGTCAGAGTAATATTAGTATTACCATTTGATGCCTGAATATCATTACCATTAATACGAATATCGCCAACAAATGTAGTCAGAGTGTTAGATGTTAATGTAATATTAGTATTTCCATCAGATGCTTGAATATCATTACCATTAATTCTCAGGTCATTTGTAACAATTAAATCATTGGCAGTGGTTACATTTGTTCCAGATAGACTGAGTGCAACAGATCCGGTGGAAGATTGAATATCATTGCCATTAATTCTCAGGTCATTTGTGACAATGAGATTATTGGCAGTTGTTACATCTGTACCTGACAAACTAAGTGCTACAGAACCTGCTGAAGACTGAATATCATTACCATTAATACGAATATCGCCAGCAAATGTTGTAAGTGTATTAGATGTTAATGTAATGTTTGTGTTACCATCAGATGCTTGAATATCATTGCCATTGACGCGCAAATCGCTGCTTACTATTACAATTCCTGACCCATTTGGAGTAAGTGTAATGTTGCCGTTGGTATTTGTAGAACTTAATACATTTCCGTCCAGTCTCAAATTATCAACATCAAGAGATGTATTTAAAGTTACGCTACCAGTGAAAACAGAATTTCCACCAACATAAAGATTTTCTCCAATTCCAACTCCACCTTTGACAGTCAGAGCACCTTTTCCAACAGAATCGGAAGATGTTGTATTTGTAATTCTGACTTGTCCACTAAATGTAACAGCATCTTTTGCTCTGATTTGTTTGTTGAATGTTACAGGACCGTCAAATTGAGAAAGAACCGTACCAGAATCACCACCCTCTACAAGAAGTCTTTCTTTAACAGTGACTTCATCATAAACAACACTGGATTTGGAAGGATCTTGTCCAGTTACTGTAGGAGTTGGAATATCATATGAAGTAACCTCACCTGAAGTTGAAGATGTTTTGGTGTTTCCACTGAAGAAATCACCATTGTTATTCATACCAGTATAAACAACAACGCCCCCAGATCTTTCTTGTGATTGAACTAAGAAATCTTCTCTTTCAGTAAGAGACTTGATTTGAACTTGAGGAAGACCAGTGGAATAGTTTCCTGGACCGTAACCAAGATATTCAAATGTATGCCCAGAAGCACGAAGAATTGATGGTCTACGGAATTCAACTGGAATTGGGTCAATCTTACGAATTAGTGATCCTGCATCGTGAGTTTCTTTTCTTGTTCCAAGAGCACCACGAATGACTGTAAATTGAGAATTATTACTTGAAGAAGTAATTCTCATTATTTCACTATCAATTTGGATGTAAGACCCCATTGAGAATCTTGCACCAGTTCCAATACCCGAAGTAATAGAAGAAATTTGAAGAGTTGTTGCAGCAGAATCATCTGTAATTGCTGCAGTGAGTCTTACAATTTCATTTCCATAAAAAGAAGTTTGGCGAATACCAAAGTTTTCTTCTCTAATATCAGAAATCGCATCATTAGCAGACAGACCGTGCTTCAATACATGACCATTTGCAACACTCAACGATTGATTTGTAATCGCAGTAAATGTAGTTACGCCTACTCTTTCCTTAACTAGATAGTCTCCAGCATTATTATTAGAAGAATCGATGACTCTAAACTTGTTTCCTGCCAACAATCCATGTGGAGTTGCTGTCGTAAATGTTACAATTCCAGTTGTTGAACTATAACTTGTAGATGTAATTCTAGCAGATGGTCCTACAATGAAGACATACTCACCAACAACTGGTGTTGGATCTCCAGCAGTTTTAGCAATAGAGATTTGAGATGCAGAATTAACTGCACTGATACGATGATAAGAATCAGATGTGGTGCCAATACCAGTAATCTGAACTACATCACCAATGCTTGTAGAAATACCGGCGGTTGATAATGTATATCTCGCGTTACCATTACCAGCACCAATTCTGGTATTGTCAAAATAGAGTGCTTCTCCGTTTGTATATCCAGATCCAGCGGAAATAATATCAACGGAAGTAACAGCACCACCAGTTACAACTACTTTTGCGGTGGCACCTTTCCAAGTTCCAACAGAGGGACTTGGGTCTGTGTTTAGGAGTTTTACATCATAATAGGTGCCATTATTGTATGATGCTCCAGCAGTAATAGCACCAATAGCAATACCACCGAGACCATGATTTCTTCCAAAGGTAAGAGTAGCACTTGTTGAAGATGAAGTAAGCGAAGTAATTGATTGACCAATTCCTAGAGATGTTGCGAATTTATCAATCGTTTCGCGGGTAATACTCTTCTTTAAGTCGCTTGTATTTGTGTCGCCAATTGGTGAGCGAAGTGCAAATGTTTTTGCTGCTGGAGGATTGGAATTGACATTATCTCTATCCAATTGGGGATAAAGATCCACAGGACTTTGCGAATACTTTAGGTTTATAAACTCTTCAGGAATTCCGTTACTTGCATTTAAAACATACAAGTGGTAGATTCCATCTTGCTGCCCCTCAACATAAGAAGAAATTACTTCATTTCGATAGACATAAAGATTTTGTCGAATATCATTTCTTTCGAAACGAGGAAGATCTCTAACTTGGTCATCGGTAACTCTTAAATTAATATTATTTGTGCTGGAAGCACCTGGAGTATGAACTCTTCCAGTCAAATCTGTGGTAGAGTATGTAAACGACATATCATTTACAACAGAAGCAACACGGAATCTTCCGTTGTATCCACGATTATATGTGCCAGTTAAGTTACTGCTGTCGGTTACATTCTTAACAATAACAATATCATCAACATTTAAGTCATGTGGAAGTTCAGATAAGACTGTAACCGTACCAGAACTTACTGTGCAAGTTGTAATGAATCTTTGATTCTTATTGTAATTGTAATCGGTGCTTGCAATACTAGTTCTTGTAAAATCATTAGGTCTTGCACCAGTTGTGCTTGAGTCCTGAATAATAAATCCGTTTTCTGGATCCTTAGCACCAGAAAGTTCTTTTGGAATAACTGCTCTTATCTTATAAACTTTCTCATCCAAACTTCTTTCATCAATGATTCTCTTCACATAAGTGAGATCGGTGGTCTCACTTAATCCAGCAACACCAAGCGTATTAATTTGATTGTAAATTTGGTTACCGCTATTTACGGTAATAAACCAGTTACCTGCACTTGAGTCATATTGAATTGGCGATCCAATATCACCTGCAATTTTATCAGAAACTCTACTATAAACCTTCAGTTGAGTGCCACCATAAAGAGTCAGAGCTTCATTATTCAGAGCATTTGTAAATGATGTTGCAAGTTTAATTTGAGTAGAGCTAACTCGAATTGTATAGTAATCGATATGTGGGGTTACATTTTCTGGCAAATCTCCTGTTTCACTATTGATGATAATCTTTTCACCCGTTTGAATGGCATGAGTTCCAAGAGTTAGAATTGAAGAAGATACATTTGTTACTGAATATGCGTGGAAGGAACTTGTGATTCCATCCTCCATATAAATGTCTGCAGAATATTCTGTAGCCCCAATTGCAAGGTATAATTTATCACGAACTCTTGCACCAATTCGGTATCCCTGAGTAACACTTACAGGAATACTATCTGGTGCATTTAATCCATAAAGATAAAGATGAGTCGATACCCCAACAGAAGTTGTCAGACCAACATCAATTGATAACCATTCAATATCTTCTTCTACTAAACTAATATCTCTTGGAGTAATGATAGAAGTGATGAAAGCATTATCATCTTTTGAAAATGCCTCTGCTTTGAATCCATCAGAGTTTAATGAAATTTGACCGAAGTTTGAGTTAGAGTTGGTAATCGATGCATCACCACCGGACTCTAAATCAAAATGCTTGTTGAAACCAATTGCAAAAACAGAAACAACTTGAATAAAAGAATCGTTTGTTACTTTAATATGACTCGTTTCCCACCCATGACGATAGATGGCATTTGGATCTAAGTGGTAGACTTTTGTTGTATCTGTTTGAGAAGCGCCAGTAGGTAAGTCTCCACCATAAACGGTGTTATAAATGACACCATTATAAGTTCTAGTTTCCTTATCATACTTTACAAAAGCTCTATCATCTTTTTGGAGTGACACAGCAGTAAACTGTGCAACAACCATTGAACGGAATCCTGATGCTTTGCTGCCATCAGCGTGCATTCCATTCATACCCCAAACTGATCTTAATGAGCAGTTAAAGATATATGGCGAAGCACCAGATACTGTATCAGTTTCTACCGTAACTGTAGCACCCGATGCACTTGGACTAGCAGGTAATGTGATTGGGAATGTTTGAAGTAGATACGTAAATTGTGTATCACTAATAACTGCTTGTACAGTTGAAGCAATGTTATATTCTGGTGCAGAAACTCCTCTGATTTTAATTGGAGTGCCTATGTTTAAATTGTGCGCTTCTGTTGTAGTTACAGTAACTTGTGTGCTTGCTGTCGTTCCGTTACCAGAAATAATTGTTGCAATTTCAATAGGATCTGAAGCAAAGGCACCAACAATTTGCCATTCTGGATTTCTCTTTGCAAAATCTTCAGTGCTGGCAGGAAACTTTGCAGTCGTTGGAATTGGGCGATATGAATTAAAAGCATTCGATAACTTACTATAATACATATCAAGGTCTGTTAGACCATATGTGCCAACCTCATTGACACCATCAGCATATTCAAAACAGGTCAGTTTATGGTGAGAGAATCTTGGTGCTGACTGATAGTTACTTGAAAAGAAAGATGGGTGAGTATAAACAAGACTAGAATCATCTGCGTCAAAAAATGAAAACTGCCAGAAATAACAAGCTCCTGTTACTCTAAAGATTGCAGATTTAGAAACCAAAGGATCCGTTGGGTTTGGAACATACTTTGGTCTAACTTTTGTTTTTCTTAAGTCAAGACCTACAATAGAAGTTCCTCTAGGAACTACAACACCGCCAGTAACGCTGTTAAATTTGTAAAGAATATTATCTTCTTGCGTTAAATCGAAGTTGGAATCTAATTCTAGGGATAAAACTGCTTGTGCAGGAGATCCAATTCCTCCAGTTGGCGGCACAGCATATGCAGTTCCACCATTATCATAAATTGCAAAACCTGGTCTGTTATCAATTAAATGCTCACCTGGCCAAACTAAAATTGTTGTTTTTTCTACTAAATCATTATCATTTCCATTCACAAAAGAAAATCTTGCTGCTTCCAATAACGCTCTTTGAATCGTCTTAAATGGCTGAGCAAGAGAGTTGCCAGTATTTGTAATTGAATCTGTAGCGTCTAAATCATTTGGATTTACATATAATGTACGCCCTTCAATGTTTTTGATAAAGTTGTCTAATTTATTTAATCCCAAGGTTCCACACCATTAAATTCTTCTGTGTTTTATTTATATTTGCTCATCCAATACTTGTGTAGAAATCCCAAAATATAATCATCGCCAGGACGCTCTTTACTTAACTTATTTTCTATACCGTTATTCCACCATTTTTTTCCAAAAGATGGATTATTTTCTCCCGATAGTCCTTTACTCATATTGTGTCTGTGTTCTTTCGTAAATATTTTTTTCTTTGCTGCCTCACTTAATTTTCGTTTATGTTCATCTGTAAATTTCTTACCTTTATGACTATCACTTAACTTCTTTTTAGTTTCATCACTTAAACGGCGACCAGCACATCCTTCTCCACCGTCAGTCATATTTCTCAAAATACCTGTTCCCAAATCTTTTCGACCAAGGACAGCAATCATATAAATCTCGTGCTTTCTTGCTTCTTCATCGGTAAGATTTTTCTTTAAATAAATTATTCTTTCTTTTTCTTTAGGAACAGCAATTCTATGTAAATTATTAGTAATTCTTCCTGCCTTACCCTTACCAATATAATAAGGTGTGCCGTCTTCACGCAAATAAGCGTAAGTGTAGTATTCCATCTGCTTTTTGTTTGTGGTAATAATATTTATACAAGAAAAGGAGCATTTCTGCTCCCATTCTTTACTTTTGAATAACCACAAACAAAAGCATTATTATTTATGAAGTCAAATCTTCCCCACCATATTCAAATTCAAGGTCGTCTGGAAGGTCTTCAGGGTTCTCTAACTCAACTGGAAAGAAGCAAGGATGAACCTCCTCATCTATCAGATAAAAAGAACTTCTATATAAGTCTTCTGGTTCAAATGTACGATTCTTATCTGCTGCTCTACAAAGATCTTGATCGTATAAATGTCCGTCTGGGAGTTCGTCAAACGTGAAAGGAATGTGATTAATAAAATACATCTTCACAATCATACTGCCATCGTTATACCAGCAGTATGCAGTGTCGATACGATAAGACATAGGACTTACTCCCATATCTTATATTTATTTTATAGGGCGAGGGGGAATCGAACCCCCACGGGAATACTCCCAGCAGATTTTAAGTCTGATACGGCTACCAGTTACGTCACCGCCCCGTGTTGTAGGACCATTATAACTCATAGAGTTGTAGTGGTCAAGTGCTGGTTGTGGGGAACG